CGAAGCCGCCCAAGACAGAGCCGCAGCCCGAACCGGTGTTCGTGCAGCAGGCGCTGGCGCAGCCACAGTAGCCGCAAAGATGGCAACCAGTGACGCATCAGCAGATGATTCAAACTACTCTGTAGATCAAAACAAAGCTGGCCCCGCAGGAATCGGAGCAATCATTTCCGGCAAAGGTATGGCCAAGGGAGGCTCTGCCTCCAGCCGCGCAGATGGTATCGCCTCTCGCGGCAAAACTCGCGGAACTATGGTTATGTGCGGTGGCGGGATGTCTAAGCGATGATGCCCTCCCGTGGCATGGGGGCCGTAAACCCGTCAAAGATGCCCGGAAAGAAAGAGATCACCCGAAAGGATGATCCGAATAAGGTCGCCATGTATAAACGTGGCGGCAAGGTAAAGCGTATGGATGAGGGTGGCCCAACCGTCAAACCAACCGATATAACGCTGGACAAAGATTACAAGCGCGTTGGCGCTCAGTTTTCTTCTGGCGACATCCCAGTTGGTGAGAGTGGTAAAGCATCTTTCAATGCCAACACATCCATCAGCGCAGCCAAAGGCGAAAGAGCCAAGGCAATGGTTGATCAGATTCAAGCTGACTATAAACATCAACTTGATAAAGATACATCTATTGGCGCATCTTTAAGCCATGCCCCGATGGGTGAAAAGCGGGTCACATTTGCGTTGAATAAAAGATTTGCCGAAGGCGGTCTACCCGGCTTGTATGCCAACATTAACGCAAAGAAGAAAAGGATTGCCGCAGGCTCTGGCGAGAAAATGCGCAAGGTTGGCAGCAAAGGCTCACCGACAGCAAATGCGTTTAAACAATCACTGAAAACTGCAAAAAGATAATTATGGCAAACACTTCCGGTGCAGTAAGCTTCAACCTTGACCTCACCGAGTTGGTGGAGGAGGCGTTTGAACGCGCCGGGGGAGAGCTTCGCTCCGGCTATGACTTGCGTACAGCCAGACGCAGTTTAAACATCATGTTTGCTGACTGGGCCAACCGTGGTATCAACCTGTGGACGATAGAGACAGGGACAATTGATCTGGTGCAGGGTCAGAATACCTACCCACTGCCTAACGACACCATTGACCTGTTGGAGCATGTGATCCGCACGGGCGGCAACAGCACTGCTACGCAGGCTGACCTGACCATCACCCGCATCAGCGTATCAACCTACGCAACGATACCAAATAAGATTCAGCAGGCCAGACCAATTCAGATATGGATTCAACGCTTTAATGGTCAAACCTCTCCGACAGGGTTAACCCTTGACGGAGCAATTACCAGCACTGATACCACAATCACCTTGACTTCTACGATTGGCCTGCCAGCGGCAGGCTTTATCAAGGTTGATTCAGAGATCATCAATTACGGCTACATTGACGGCAATGTCCTGTACAACTGCTTTCGCGCACAACAAAACACCACTGCGGCAAGCCACATTACAGGAAGTGCTGTTTACTGGGAGCAGGTTCCCGCTGTAACCGTCTGGCCCACGCCGGACAACGCCCAGCAGTACACATTGGTTTATTGGCGGCTACGCCGCACGCAGGACGCTGGTGGCGGTGTAAACATTATGGATGTACCGTTCAGGTTCTTGCCTTGCATGGCGGCTGGCCTGTCTTACTACATCGCCTCAAAGATTCCGACCGGCATGGAAAGACTGCCAATGCTGAAAGCTCAATACGACGAAGCTTGGGAAATGGCTGCTTATGAGGATCATGAGAAGGCCGCCTTGCGTCTTGTTCCTCGTCAAACCTATATCGGGAGATAAAGGTGGGTAATCGTTTTGCCGCAGGCAAACATGCAATTTCTGAATGCGACCGATGCGGACAAAGGTTTAAACTCAAGCTGCTGAAGACGGAGATCATCAAAACCAAGAAGTATGACTTGCTGGTTTGCCCGGAGTGCTGGGACCCAGACCATCCACAGTTGCAGTTGGGCATGTGGCCGGTGGATGATCCACAGGCTTTGAGGAACCCCCGTCCAGACCGCAGTTATGTGGTATCTGGGCTGTTGGCAGATGGAGAGTCTGGTGGGGGTAGTCGAATCTTCCAGTGGGGCTGGAACCCGGTTGGCGGGTCTCAAGCAAACGATGCAGGGCTGACACCAAATAACTTGGTTTTAGCCGTGGAACTTGGTACAGTTAGTATAGTAACGACATAAGGAGTCGATCATGGCAAAAATGGAATCAAGCGCAATGGACAAGTCTCAAGACAAGGCCATGATTAAAAAAGCGTTTAAACAACACGACGCTCAAGAACATAAGGGCGGCAAAGGCACATCGTTGAAGCTAGCCAAAGGCGGCAAGACCAATGAGATGATGAAAACATACGGTCGTGGCATGGCTAAAGTTATGAATCAGCGGGGCAAATAATGGCTAAATTCAGCAATAAGCAAATGGGTAAAGAAGTTGGCAATGCCAGCGTCTATGCAAAGCCACACACCATGTCTGGCAAGGCGGTTGGCATCTCTTCTGCGCCGGGTTCTATGCCTAACCGTAGCAAAGCTGATACGGTTGACATGAGTATAGGCAACATCAGCAAATCTGCTGGCGAAGAAAAGATTAAAACAACTGGCATCAAAATGCGCGGCACTGGCGCGGCTACCAAAGGCTTGATGAGTAGGGGGCCGATGGCATGATGCGGTACGGCTCCATTTACATCGTTACAAATACTGTTACCGGGGAACAGTATGTTGGACAAACGCGCCAAAAAGCGCGGTGTAGGTGGGAGGCGCATATCAATACAGCTAATTCGCAAGCCGCAAAAAAATATAAACTTGCTAAAGCTATTATTGCGTATGGCAAAGAAGCTTTTGAGTTTATTGAAGTTTTTTCTGCTTTTGATGCGGCGACACTGAACGTGGTTGAAATTAACCTTATTGAAGAGCTTTCCCCTGCGTACAACATTGCCAAAGGAGGAGCAGGGCATCGCGGGGTTGTTCCGTCTTTGGAAGTTTGCAAAGCAAGATCAGAGCGTTTGAAGCGCCAGTGGGCAGACCCAGTATGGAAAGCGGCCCAAGTAAAAAGTATTTGTAAAAATACACAAACACCAGAGGCCACCCAACGGGGTTTAAAAGTATGCGGCATGGGGTCGGCTGCAAGAGCAAAGCATGTGTTTTGCCCTGAGCTTCAATGTTCTTTTTTATCTATTGCCCATGCAGCAAAGCATTTAAATATTAGTCATACAGGTGTACGATACGCACTGCATAACGGATCGAAAATAAAAGATAAATTTACAATTTTGGGGGTAGTAAATTGAACTACACAGAATTAGTTACAAGCATACAAGATTACACAGAAAATAGCTTCAGCTATTCGACTGATCCTACGCCTATCAATACGTTTATTGAGCAGGCGGAGCAGCGCATTTACAACTCTGTGCAGTTCCCATCCATTCGTAAGAATGTGACAGGAACCACAACGTCAGGAAACAAATACCTCTCTTGCCCTGATGATTTTCTTGCTGTGTACTCAATGGCTGTGGAGACAGATGACGGGCAAGAGTTCTTGCTAAACAAGGATGTGAACTTCATCCGTCAGGCGTATCCAAAAGCAACTGACACAGCCACCCCTAAGTATTACGCCTTATTTGGCCCGTCAGTAAACGGCACGACTATTTCAAATGAACTGTCTTTCATTCTTGGCCCAACGCCTGATTCGGGTTACACGGTCGAGCTTCACTATTACTACTACCCCGAGTCAATCGTCACTTCGACCACATCATGGCTGGGAGACAACTTTGACTCTGTTCTTCTGTACGGCTCACTGGTTGAAGCGTACACGTACATGAAGGGTGAGGCTGACATCATGACGTTCTACAACACCAAGTACCAAGAAGCACTCGCGTTGGCTAAACGTCTGGGTGATGGTATGGAGCGTCAGGACGCATACCGGTCTGGGCAATTTAGACAGGCGGTGACGTAATGGCTTTTACAGGGAATTGGGCTTGCAATACATTCAAAATAGGGCTGATGGACGGGGCGTTCGACTTTGTAAACGACACGTTCTACATGGCTCTGTACACCAATGAAGCCTCTCTTAATGCCGCTACCACGGCTTATACGTCTACGGGCGAAGTTGTGGATACGGGGTACACGGCTGGCGGTCTTGCTCTCACGATTGCGCAGACACCTACGGTAGGTAACTCAGGCAATACGGCGTACATCTCATTTGACAATGCAGTCTGGAGTGGCGCTATTACGGCTCGGGGAGCGTTGATATACACATCTGCTGGCTCTGTATGCGTATTGGACTTTGGTGCAGACAAAACATCGTCAACCACATTCACTGTGCAGTTCCCTGCTGTCAGCAACACTTCAGCCATCATAAGGATTGCGTAATGTTAGTTACAACGACCAAAGGCGACATGGACGATTCTCTGCTTGAAAAGCGGGAAGGTACAGTCGATAATGACAATGAACTCACCACATGGATTGAGTACTGGCTGGAAGGTGAGCTTGTTCACCGGTCTGCGCATGTGACTTTGAAGAAAATGCCCGTCTTTGCTGGCGGCGAAACAGCATCAATTGGCTAAAGGATAGATCATGGCAAACACGCAAGCGATGGCAACTTCGTTTATGGGCGAGTTGATGACGGCAACGCATAACTTTGGCGTTGCTCCGATCCGCGCAGCTACCACGGCAGACACATTTAAAGCGGCTTTGTATCTGGCAAGTGCCACCATCAATGCTGCCACTACTGCATACTCAGCAACGGGCGAAGTGTCAGGAACGGGCTATTCTGCTGGCGGGGTAACGGTAACGAATGCCACTGCGCCGATTGCAACAAACAGTTCGTCTACTGCTGGCGTAGCCTATTGGACACCATCAGCCAGTTTGACGTACACCACCGTCACGTTAACAACCGCATTTGATTGCGTGTTGATTTACAACTCCTCACAAAGCGACAAAGCTGTGTCTGCTCACACTTTTGGATCGCAGACCATCACGGCAGGAACATTTGTCTTGACGATGCCAACCAACGCCACGACAACTGCGCTGTTGCGCTTGTCCACAACCTAAGCGGGGCGGCGTAAGCCGTTAAGAAATGTTTGGCATTTCACCGTTTGCTGCCGCTCCGTTTGCTTCACTTTCTGGTGTAACGATTGTTGTTGCACTGACGGGTGTAGGGGCGATAGGTAGTGTTGGTAATGATACTGGTGGGCAGCCGTTAACGTTTGTATTGGCTACCGGTGAGGTTGGTTCTGTTGGAATAGCGGATAGAGAGATTGCCCTGACAGGGGTTAGCTCTTCTGGTTTTACAGCAGACTTGGCTGGCGGTCAGTCGTTGACCGGGGTGCAAGCGGGGGGCGCAGTTGGTAATGTGATTGCTGTGTATTGGAAGCTGATTGACGACAGTCAAACGGCAAACTGGCAAAATATAACGGACACGCAGACAACTACGTGGGCGTTGGTTGAGTCGGAGTTGGCGACTACATGGCAAGTGATTGACACAACGCCGTAAGGATTAAAGATGGCTTTTGTACTGGCAGACCGAGTAAAAGAAACGACCACTACCACGGGGTCAGGCACAGTTACGCTCCTTGGCGCATCAACGGGCTATCAGTCATTTTCAGCCGTTGGCAACGCAAACTCTACGTACTACACCATTGCTGGACAAACAGGCTCTGAGTGGGAAGTGGGCATCGGTACATACACTTCATCAGGGACAACCCTTAGTCGAGACACTGTTCTGGCTTCCAGCAATTCTGGCAGTCTGGTGACTTTCAGCGCGGGTACAAAAGATGTATTTGTCACCTACCCATCGGAACGAGCCATCATTGGTGGTCAGGGCTACATTGAGAATGCCAACACTATCGCTGTCAGCTCTACTATAAACACGGGCAGCAACGCCATTAGCGCCGGGCCGGTGTCCATATCTTCAGGGGCATCTGTGACTGTTCCCACAGGCTCCGTCTGGACTGTTGTCTGATAAACAAATAGAATGCGACAAGGAGTTTAAACGTGCCATCCTCATATACCTCACTGCTAGGGCTGGTTCTACCAGCAACCGGGGAACTCACATCAACGTGGGGTACAACGGTCAACACTTCACTAACTCAGTTGGTGGAAGATTCTATTGCGCAGTACTCTACAGCAAGCGTTACATCAGGCGATTGGACGCTGACCACCACCGCTGGCGGTGTCTCCAATGAAGCAAGAACAGCCATTCTGATTGCTACAGGTGCGCCAGCAACAACTCGGTACATCTACGCCCCAGCGCAGAGCAAGAGCTATGTGGTTATCAATAACTGTTCGGACAGCAGTGTTGTCTACATCAGGGGCGGCACATCTAGCTCATATACAACGGGCGTGGGGATTGCGGCTGGCAGTTCAGCCTTAGTTTCATGGGACTCTACAACAAGTGATTTCACTGTTGTGGCTGGCGGTGGCTCTGGCGCTACCGGCGCAGGTGGGGATCAAATCTTCATTGAGAATGGTCAGACTGTCACGACAAGCTATTCAATTCCATCTGGCAAGAATGCCGGATCTTTCGGCCCAATCACAGTAAATTCTGGTGTCACGATAACAATACCAGCCGGCAGTAGTTGGACAGTTGTTTAAAGGATAAAAAATGAGCCTAGTAAAAGTTTCAGGCAACGCAAGCGGTACAGGTACTCTGACCATTGCCGCGCCAAATACAAACACCGACTACACACTGACGTTGCCAGCACAGACCGGAACATTGGTTTCGGGGACAACTACAGCCGGGGTGGTGGCTCCTGCTGGTACAGCCACTCTTGCCCCAATTCTTTTAACTTCCGGCACAAATCTAACATCTGCAACAGCAGGCGCTATTGAGTATGACGGCAAGGTTGTTTATGGAACACCTATCGGCACACAGCGAGGCATTGTTCCGACTCAGCAGTATTACAGGCTTGAATCTTCACTTGTTGGCACAAACGGCACAAGCGCACAAAGTTTGTTTGGTGTTGGTGTAACGTTGTCTTCAAGCACGGTTTATGAGTTTGAGATTGTTGTTGATTTAAGCCGCAGTGCGGGGTCAACTTCACACACTATTGCATTGGGGTTTGCTGGCACAGCAACAGTAAATAACATTTTGTACCAAGGCTACACCAATCAATTGGGATCGGCTACGCCATCTGGCCAATCTAATTCAGCAGGCAGTTTTGTTGGTAACTCAACAACGGCAACTGTTTTAACCGCTGCAATTACGACAAACAGCACAAACTATTTTGCGGTAAAAGGCACAGTATCTGTCAACGCTGGCGGCACATTCATTCCGCAGTACACATTATCAGCAGCACCTGGCGGAGCGTACTCAACCTACGCTGGCAGTTTTATTCGTATCAACCCGCTGAGTGCATCAGGCGCAGCGACTAACGTTGGCACTTGGGCATAAGGAATAAATCATGGCTATCTCAATCTCAGGAACATCTGGCATAACCCTGACCGGGTCGTTTGATTCGGCATCCACGTTTGGTTTCAAAAACCGACTTATTAACGGCCTGATGATGGTCGATCAGAGAAACGCCGGAGCAGCACAAACCATCACTGCGGCAGCAGCATTGGCTTATACCGTGGATAGATGGTATGCCTACTCAACAGGCGCAAACGTCACAGGTCAGCAGGTTGCTGGCTCAACAACACCATCAGTCACACAGAACAGATACAGATTCACAGGTGCAGCATCAGTTACCGCAGTAGGCTTTGGTCAACGTATTGAGCAGAAAAACTGCTACGACATGGCTGGCTCTACCTGCACATTGTCAGCAGACTTGGCTATATCAGCAACGCTGACTACAGTCACATGGACGGCGTACTACGCCACAACCACCGCAGACACGTTTGGCTCATTGGCTGCTCCCACAGTCACCCAGATTGCCACAGGTACATTTACAGTTACTTCAACTGTTACCAACTTCACCACAAACATCAGCGTTCCTGCGGCGGCTACAACAGGCATACAAATTTTGTTTACCGTAGGCGCATTGACGGCGGGTCTGACATGGACAATTGGTAATGTCCAGTTTGAGAAGTCTGCAACAGCAACGAGCTTTGATTACAGGCCGTATGGGACTGAGTTGGGTTTATGCCAAAGATATTATTACCGGATTACATCTAGTGCTACAGCATCAAGATTAGGCATTGGATATAACCAAACCACAACCCAAATGAACGGGTTAAATAATTTTCCAGTAACAATGCGTACATCACCAACAGCATTAGAGCAAAGTGGTACAGCAACTGATTACACCGTTTTTACATCAGGAACTACAGTGTGTAGCTCTGTTCCAACTTTTAACGTGGCGACTACTTTTGCTGCTGAAACTTTATTTACAGTTGCATCTGGTTTAACTGTTGGACAAGGTGCTGCTCAAAGAGCCGCAAATGCAACTGCATATCTTGGTTGGAGTGCTGAACTATGATTTATAAAATGCTTTTTAAAAATGATGCGGGTGAACAAATACTTGCCCGTATTGATGATGACAATGTTTGCCGTCAAACTTGTACAGAACACGATCTAGCCTACCTTGCATGGCTTGCAGAGGGCAACACACCACTTCCAGCGGATGAACCCGCACAAGGAGCATAAACATGTCAACATCAATTAGCGGAACATCCGGTGTAACGTTCCCAGCAGGTGGCGTAGGTAACCCTGCTGGCACTGTCGTTGGCACAACCGACACTCAGACGTTGACAAATAAGACGCTGACCAGCCCGACAATGACAACGCCGACAATAGATTCGGCACAAATCCCCACTGTGTCAGGTACAGCGCCAATTTACATGTGTCGTGCTTGGGTTAACTTTAACGGCACAACAGCGGCGATAAATGCGTCAGCAAATGTGGCAAGCGTTACAAGAACAGCCGCTGGGACATTTACCGTTGCTTTTACAACCGCTCTACCGGATGCAAACTATGCCGCTATTGGCACTGTAAGCTCAACTCAGTATTTAAGAGCGGTGCAAACGGCATCATCGGCAACCGGCAGCGTTGTTGTACGAACAGTCTCTGAAGCCGCATCGCCAGCAGATACTACAGGTAATGTTCACGTTGCAATATTTAGGTAAGGGTTAAAAATTGATCCGCTCAGCCTTCTTCTTGCCGCCAATGCCTGTGTCGCTGCTATCAAGCAGGGATGCAAGCTGTACAAGGACGCTAAAACGTCTTTCATGGAAGTCAAGAAGACTGTTGATGAAATCGTTTCTGATGCAAAGCAGGTTCGTAGTTTTTGGCAAAAGCTGTTCAGAACAGACCCCGAGCCAGCCGCGCCCAAGCCTGTGGCGAAAAAGAAAGAGAAATTCGTTGCCGTTGACGAAACCCAAGTCATGGCTGACATTGTCAGCCAGCTTACCAAGCTGTTCAGGCTTGAAGAGCAGTTAGCAACGCACATCCGGGAGGAAGAAGAGAAGTCCAGAAACGTCTACGACCCTGATGCCAACTTGATGGAATCTGCGTTGCAACGAGTGATGGCGCAGCAGCAGATGGCAGAACTGATAGTGACAGTCAGGGAAACGATGGTGTACCAATCCCCGCCTGAGTTGGGCGCGTTGTACAGCAAAGTGTTTGAGATGCGGGAGATCATTCAAGAGGAGCAGGAGCAGGCAAGGCTGAAACAGGAAGCGCAGCAGAGGTACAAGCTATGGCAACGGCGGGAAAAGCAAAGAAGCTTCCAAGCAAAGTCAGCGTACCTAGTAGCGACTACTATATTCCTCCTGTATCTCTGGGCGTGGCTCCTGCTGCTGAATCGGTGGGGGAAGACATAGTGGGCTGGATCGCTGCTTTGATTTTGGTTGGCCTGATGCTGCCACTTCTGGGGCTTTTGTATGTAGACATACTGGAAGCCAAGCATGAAGTTAAGGCGCAGGTAGAGAAGGTAGAGAAACTCAGGCGTGAGCTTGAACAAAAAGAACGGGAAAAATAATGTTACCCATCGTTGCATCCTTACTCGGTAGCTTGGCCCAAAACGGGCTTGGCCTGTTGTCGTCTGCTATCCAAGCCAAAGGCAAAGAAGTCGTTGAGAACACGCTGGGCGTAAAGATTCCTGACAATCCAACGCCGGAAGATGTATCCAAGCTGCGGGAGTTGCAGTTTGCTCATGAGGAAAAGCTCCTTGAGCTGGGCATTGAGAAAGCCAAGATGGAGTTGGCTGAGATGCAGATGTTTGCTGATGCAGCCAAGGCAGACGCTCAGAACGTGACTGACCGCTGGACGGCGGATATGTCATCGGACTCATGGTTGTCCAAGAACATCCGGCCCATGTCATTGATTGCCATATTCTGCGGGTATTTCCTGTTTGCCATGATGTCGGCCTTTGGTTTAAACGCCAATGAATCCTACGTTTCCTTGCTTGGGCAGTGGGGAATGCTTATCATGGGCGCATACTTCGGTGGCAGAACCATCGAAAAGCTGGCTGAACTGAAAGGCAAAAAATGAGCTTAAGCACTGAACAAGCCGCATTCTTGCTGGACTTTTGTAAGCTGATCCAATACGCCACAGAGCAGGGATTTGTCGTTACTGGCGGAGAACTTGCCCGTACACCTGAGCAGCAGGCCATTTATTTCAAGACAGGCCGCTCAAAGACCATGAAGTCCATCCACCTAAAACGGTGTGCCATAGACTTGAACTTCTTCAAGGATGGGAAGATAATCTGGGACAAGGCGACCATTGCTCCTTTGGGCGCATACTGGGAGTCACTGCATCCGAAGAACCGCTGGGGCGGGAATTTCTCCAACCTTGTAGACTGCCCTCATTTTGAGCGCAACGTGGGTTAAAAATGCCATTACAGAAACTACTGCTTAAACCCGGTGTAAATAAAGAAAACACCAG